CTCGCTCACCGCGCACCTCCCGAACACAGCATCGCGTAAGCCTGCAGCGCCCTCACCTGGGCGTCGCACTGGGCGGCGGCGCCAATAGCTCGGCCCGCACTTTCAATTCGGTCGTCGGCTCGACCATCAGGCTGGCTGCCGGCAGCGGCGGCCTCGGACAGCTCTGCGGTGGCGACGGACGCTTGCCAACGCTGGTGCAGGCGCTGGTTGCCAGCGCGAAGATCAGCGACGAGACGATCAGAGGCCTTCTGCGCATCGTTCTTCTCCTTCTCATATGTGGCAGCCAAGTCATTGGCTGCCTGAGCACGTCCGCGCTCTGCTGCAATCAAACCATTTGCATCGGCCAGTGCTGTCGCAGCGGCATCACGCTCATTGCGGGCTTTGTCTCGGGCAGCCAAGGCGATGTCGGCAGCCCGGTGAGCCTGGGCAACCGAACCCCTTTGCCAGATAACGAAGACGCTCAGACCGAGCAGTAGCGCTAGGAGTACCCGCGTCATGCCACAGACTCCTCAATAGGCGGGACCACCACTCCCAACTGCTTGAGCGCCGACTCCAGCGAGATGACACGCAACCGCAGGCGATGAGCATCTTCCTGCGCCTTCATGCGCAAGCGAACCTCTTCGTTGTACTGCTTGACCACCTCCGCCTGGGACGTCTCCAACGACTTCACCCGCTCTACGAGCCCGTTCAGCAGATCCACGTTGGCGTCGGTTTCGGTGCGCTCTTTTCGGCGCGCCAGAACCGCACCCCACGTCTCCCGGACCAGCCATAGCGCGACTGCACTGGCAGCCAGCCACCAAGGTGCGCCATCCCCCACGCCGCTCCCGGTCATTTCAGCGCCTCGGCAATGCCTGCGGCGACAACGTCGGCGTTCCAGTACATGCCACCGTTCTCGTGCTTGGCGATGGCGGTCGCGAAACGACCCAGCGTCACAGGGTTGTCCAACCGGATCACTTCGGACGGCGACACGCCTACGGCGTTAGCAACTTGCTGCACGTATGCGGTGGTGTTGTTCTCCACCGGTGGCGCCCAGCGACCGATGATCTCCTTCACCGTTCGCAGGCCATGCTTGCGCTGGTAGGTGAGCAGGGTCTTGCCCAAGGCCCGGAACCCCGCCTGCGGGGTCAGGAAGACGCAGAAGCGGGCCTCGCGGGCGACGGCAGCAGCTGACCGATCCTCACCCTGCCACGGCGTACTGGTACGGTCGATGTTGCCAGGATTGTTGTTGCGTACGCCGCGCGGCGTGCCGGTGGTACCCATGCGATTCCCCGTTGTCGCTGTGGAAGAACCGGCACCGCTCACGCCACACGGGCATCAGTGAGCGGTGCCGGCCTATTCGGTTATGCCTTGGTGGCGTTGCCCGGCGAGAGCCGCACCTCGGCCGTCGCCTGACCGGCAGAGCCGGCAGCCCAGGCAAACGCCGCACCGGTGATGTCGCCGGCAGCGGCGGTCGCGGCGCTTCCGTCGAATGCCTTGGCGCTCGCGCTCCACACCAGCTTTTCACCTTGCTCGAAGACCGCCGCCGGCACCTTCGGCAGCGTGAACACGCCGCCCAGGGCTACGCTGCCGGTCGCGCCGACTGCGATGTTGACCAGGGCGACCCCCAGCTGGTGCCCGACGGCAACTGGCTGACCCGATGCAACCGGCTGATCGGTGGTGTTGGTCCAAGGGATCACGTCCCCATCGGATACGAAGTTCTGTGCCATGTCTGAGTGCTCCAGTTGGGGATCAGCCGCAGCGCTGCACGCCGCGATAGTCGAGGGCGGCGATGCCGAAATCGAGGCGTGCCTTCCAGCGCACGCCGTCGACGGTGAACCCTTCCTCGTAGTCCAGGAAGGGTTCGGTGATCCCATCGAGGAATGCGACCTCAATGGCCGGGCAGTCGTTCGGATCGGCGAACAGGTACCACTTGTCGTCCTTGATGCGCGCGGTGTCCACGATGTCGCGGAAGAGGCCCTGCACTGCGTTCGGGCGCTGCAGTTTCCCTTCGGCATCCGGATCGTACTCGGCCTTGTTGGTGACACGCGCGGCACTGCCGTACTTGGTCGGGCCGAGCCAGAGCGCCGGCGACAGATCCAGCACATCATTCCCGCCCACATCCTTCTGCTGGGCGAGCTGGACGCGCATCGCGTCTACCGAGGTGACGCTCGGCACTGCTGCTGCCAGGATGTTGCCGTGGTCGGCGTGGAACAGCGTCTTGTTGGAATCCAGCTTCGGATTGCTGGCCAGGAACGCATACGCATCGGCCTCAATGGTCCGCTTTGCGGCACGACCGAAGGCGGTGGCCAGGCCGAGGAACGCGCCCAGATCGTCGTTGATGATCGCCTGACGCGTCAGGTTGATGGTGTTGCCCTTGGTGCCGGCGCTGATGGTTGCCTTCTCACCGTCCGGGATCTTCTTGTTCTTGAACTCGCCAGCCTCGGTCAGCTTGTCGAGGTTGCCGATGCTGCCCACGCGGTAGCGCGAGTGCTCACGGAAGTCGCTGACCGTGCCCGTGACGCACCAGCGGGACCAGGTGTCCGGCGCAACGGCATAGGCCGCCTGCAGTGCCTTGTGCATCGTGTTTTCGAGCAGCACCGGGAAATCGCTGCCGCTCTGGGTGAATGCGCGGCCGACCAGTTCCAGCTTGGCCATCCCATCGGTGCGTACGCCGCAACGCTCCAGGCTGCGACGGGCCAGGTCCATCAGGGTCAGGCCGCGCACCGGGTTGTCACCGGTGAGCGCGAAGATTCGCTTGGTCGCGGGATCGATCACCTGAGCACGATGCAGAAGCGCGTGCGTCACGGCGGAGCGCTGCAGATCCTGCTCGTCCTCGGTGACGCTGATGCGGTTGATGTTGCCGCCAGCGGCGGCATCACGCTGCTCCAACGTCGTCAAGATCAGGCCGCGCACGTGATCGACCGAGTGACCTGCGCGAATCCAACCAGCGGCATGCTCCGCCTGGCCGTGGCGGGTTGCCAGCTCCACAATGTCGGCTGCCCGCGTGTCACCTTCCGGTGCCTGAGCTGCGGCCGGCGCTGCCGGAGCCGGGGCGTTGTTGATGGGTTCCTGCTGGACCGCCGATTCGGCGGCGCGGGCGGCGGGCTGAGGCATGGTGTGCTCCTGCGACGATGCGCTACGGGTGAATACACAGGGGGTCCCCTGTGCGGGTTGATTGCTACGGGTACCTGCTGCCGGATCAGCCGGGACAGTGACGAAGCTGATTTCGCTCGGAGTCCACTCCACTGCGCGGTAGATCGGCAGATCGCCCGGGTTGACGGCCCGCTCGATCTCATAGCGCTGCACGGTGTAGCCGACCGAGATGTTGCGGATGATTCCTGCGCCGATATCGGCGATGACGCCGGCCAGCTCCTCGCGACCGGAGAGACGGATGAGGGCGTGGCCTTCACCATTGGCGAGCCAGGCGCGATCCACCACTCCCATCTGTGATCCGATGCCCCAGGTGTTATGACTGTCCAGGACCGGTGCAGCACCGGACGACAGACGCTCCATGTTGCAGGCCGTCTCATCAACGACCAGCTCCTCCCAGAAGTACGTGTCGTTCCACCAGTCGTAGCGGCGCACTCGGGTTCCGGCGGTCCACTGGAGTTCGATCGTGCGTGCCTCGCTATCGAAGCTGGTCGGCTGCAGCTCGGCCTCACGCAACTGCGGGGGCATGAGGCGTGTCGTACCGTCCTGCGTTGGAGCCTGGATTGGCTGGGGCATGGTCATTCCTCGTTGGTTGTTGAGGCGTCGACCAGGCCGGTCCGGGCGCCACTGGATTGAAGGAAAGTCATCAGACCGAGGGCGCCGGTCTCTTTCATCCGCTTGAAGTCCTTGCCCATCTCGACGTAAACCGCATCCGGGTCGTAGCCACGCCGACGCAGCGCCTCACTGGGCGAGTTGAGACCGGCGCCCATCGCTGCGATTTCCGATTCGATGTCCTGCTTGGGGTTGACGTAGTCCCAGCGCGGCGTGCTCCAGTCGGCAGTGCTTCCCGCAGAACGCACCCCACCGCCAAGCGCGGCTGCTTCGTCAAACCAGCGCCAGATTGGCTTACACATCTGTGGAACTAGCACCAGCCACTGCATCTGCTCGCAATCACGGCGAAACTCCATCTGCCGGATGCGGGCACTGGAGAAGTTCACCTCACGCATATCACCGGTGGCCGACTCGTACGGGACACCAATGCCGGCAGTGATTATGTGCGCGTTAAACTTGCAGTATTCGACGTAGCCCCCTGCTGGCTTTGGCTCGACAGTCTGGAAGGCGGTGGCGCCAGTGATGTGGGTGACACCACCGCTGGGCAGTGGCCCAAGGTCGGTGACCTGGTCACGATCTGAGCCGAGCTGCGAAGGGCCGTCATCGTCCGCATTGGCCATCGAGTCGATGTCGCCACTGACGATCACACCAAGCCGCGCTTCCAGGTTCTTCCGCGCCAGCTCGGCGTCTTCGTACAGCATCAAGTCGCGCACTCGCGCGATCACCGGGGCGAAGCGCGTAATGCCGCGTCCCTGCCCAGGGCGGACGGGGTTGTAGAGGTGAATGATGTCGGATGCCTGCACCAACGAACTGCTCAGGCGTACAGAGCCACGCACAGCATCACCGGGATGAGCTCCGAACAACCAGTAGCCGCGAATCCGACCGATCGCGTCGTACTCAATGCCGTTGATGATCTGACCACCGCCCGACGCAGACCCGTTCTTGTTCCCGTCCAGCCAGTCGATCTCCAGCACCTGAAGCTGCAGCGGGACCGCGAGACCGTCTGACTGACGCCTGGTGCGGCGGCGAATCATGACCTCACCGTCCTGCTCCATCGCGCGATACGCGGTAGCCATGAGGCCGTAGATGTCCGACTTTCCATCCGCATCCGCTACATCGGCCCAGCGGCCCCACAGGATGTCCAGCGCGGAAGCGTTCGGGCCTTCGGCCTTGGGAGTAATGCCAGTCCCGATCGTGGCGCTCACGAGTACCTGGAGGGACCGTGCGCAGTACGGAACGTTCTGCACCAGCGCCCGAGCGCGGTTGCGCAGCTCGCGGGCGTCTGCCAAGTGATCGGTGTTCGCGCTAGCCCCCGCCCTACGAACACGCCAACCGTCAGTGCGCGAGGCGCCCTCGTAGGCACGCACAGCGTCCAGCGTTGCCCTGGCGCGGTGACGCTTCAGGGCTGCCTGCGGAGAAATTGCGCCGATGACCCTGTCCAGCAGCGAGGCCGCCATGTCAGAAGCCCCTCAGCGTCGTGAAGCGGTAGTGGCGCGTGGCTGACTTCCGTCGCCCAGCCGTCGTGGCGGCAACCTCAGCTTCCATGCGGTCCAATGCCGTCAACATTGCTTCGACGGACTGATAGGTGACCTGACGATCACCATGCCGGACGGACAACTGGCCGCTAGCGATGGCGGCCTTCAGCCTCTGCACATCGTCTTTGGTCCAGCTCATCAGTGAGGCATCCGCGAGATCATGGATGCCAGTTTCCTGATCAAGTGCGGGTGAGTCTCGGGGAACTCACCCGCACCCCTACCCATTGGCGCAAGGCTCATCAAGCAAGCGGTACAGCGTCCGTCTGTCGATTCTGAACCTCCTACACAGCGACCTTACCGACTCCTGTTCCTGCATTCCTTTCCGGATCGCATCCACAGGGTAGGCACTGTTTTGCATGCTGGCGGGAATGTACAGATCCTGGGCTGGGTACTCCTCGACAAGGTAGGCCACCACGGCCTCCACAACGTTGCGTATGTCGTCGCTGTCACATCTCAGGCGCAGCGCGGCGCCGACAGCGAGCTCCTCCGTCAGCTCACTGATTCGCACCTTGTTTCGGACTGTATTCCTGCTCACCACTGCCTCCCCATGCTGCGAGGCTGCGCGGGCCGCTGCCGGCGAGGCAAACTCGATGTTTCACGGGAATCAGTGGAAGCGTCGGCCTCCGACGCAGCAGCTGGCGTTTCGCGTGAAACGCTCACGCTTGGCGGCGCAGCCAGCCGTTGTTCCAAAAGGTCCCAATCGGAACGCGTGAAGCGGTTGATACGGACCTCTGGGTGATGGGTCGCCGCGTAGGCATACACCCATGTGTCCAATGGCTCGTTTCGGGCCACCTTCTTCTCAAAGCGATTCTTGACTGGGTTATAGACCTCCGACACCAAGCCCGGGAAGAACTCCTCCGGTAGCTGGTCACTGAGGTGGACCATGCGATTCTCGGGTTTGCGCTCGGCGTCGGCCGACAGACGGCTGTAGAGGTAGTGCTTGGCTGCAACGGTCCCCACGTGGTTGATGGTGATGCCGCGCTTGTCAGTCTTGCCCTTCCAGGTGACATCAGCCAACTTGCCCTTGGACAGCACAGGAGCGTTGTTGGGTACAGCACCAAAGATGCACATTGGCCGGGTGATGCGCCGCTGACGGACGTAGTTTTTGACAGCCTCGGTGCGGTGGCCACCAGCGTCGATGGCCACTGCCATCGGCCGGAGCAGCGCGCCATCTTCGCGCTCGATTGCGCGGTTGAGCAAATCGGTCAGGGCTACCCACACCGTTTCGTCGGCTGGATCGCCCTGCAGCTCCACATAGTCCAGCGTCCAGGCGGTCATACCCCGCCCCCAGCCGACGACGTGAACAGCAAGGCGGTTGTCCTGTGTATCTACACCTACGGTGATAGCCAGCACACCCTGCGGAGCCGAGCGAAGTGCATAGGGCTCGGCACGATCCTTAATGACGTTGTGCTTGACCGCCCGCATTGCCGGGTCTTCCCACGTCTCGGCCAGCCGGTCATTCACAAAGGTCTTGAGGGAGGCAGGGTCACCCTGCGCCTCCATCCACTCCTTCACCAGGTCCAACCAGCGCGGCCCCAGCCCAAACTGGTAGTACAGGCAGTTGATGGTGTAGCCGCGAATCGGCGAGTCAGGATTGGCCGCCACCCAGCGCCCCTTCGCGATCATTTCGGTCTTGAAGTGTTCCTCGATGGCAACCCCACATTCGCAACAGGCGTACCACGCGTGGCTCTTGTCGGGCGACCACACCAGGCCGCTCCACTGGAGTGGCTGGTAGTGACCGCAGTGTGGGCACGGCACGTGATACCGGCGCTGATCGCTCTTGTCGTACAGCTTCGCAATCCGGCTGAGCCCGGCGATACCAGGGGTGCTGATGTACTGCCGCTTGTAGGTGGTCGGGAAAGACGATGTACGGCCGTCCAGCATCTTCACTGGGTCGTCGCCAGTGGAGAGCTGCTGCGGCGCCTCATCGATCTCATCCACCTGAAGGTACTTCACCGTCGAGGACTTCAGGCGTTGCGGGCTGCCCATGTGCTCCACGAACAGCTGGCCGCCGGCGAAGTCCTTGAACGTGCGCTGGTTGGCGCTGTCGCGGCTGGCGGTGCTCGTCAGCGCCTTCTTGACCGCTGCACAGACCTCGATCATGGGGTTGAGCTTCTGGGCAATCCACTTGTTCATGGACACCTCACCCGGCAGCGCATACATCATTGGGCCCGGCGCGTAGTCCATCCAGTACGCCATGGCATTGGTCGCCAGCTGGCTCTTGCCGAACTGGATCGGAAACATGCAGACCTGGTCGTGGACGGGGCTTCGGGCAGACATGTTGTCCATCGGCTCACGCAGGGGCGGGTTGCGATCCGTCACCCAACGCCCGGGCTTGCTACCGCTCTTGGTGGACAGACGCATGTGCTCATCGCACCACTGCGACACGCTCATCGGCCGTCGCGGCTGAAGCGAGCGTGCCAGCACCGACGCCAGGCAGTGCTGTGCCTGCGTCATTCCGCACCCTCCGCCGCCTTGGCCGCCAACGTGCGAAAGCCCTGGCTGAGCTCTTCCAGAGCGTGGCTCACCTCATCCCACACGAGACGGCGGCACCCAGCCTCGTCCAGCGTTGCAGCGAGTTGCGGCGCTAGCGTATCGGCCAACCGCTCCATGGCCCCCCGGAACGTCGTGGCGTGCTCTGCAAGGAAGGCTTCTACGTCCGCGCGAGGCAGCAGCAACCCCAGCTCCTTCTGCAGCGCGATGTGCGCCATGTGCGCGTCGGTCTCTGCCTTGTCGGCCAGCGCCTTTGCTTTGCGCGCGGAATCCGGGGTCTGCGGCCGGCCGGCCCGTGAGGGCCTGGAATCGTCCTCGTCGCCATCCCCTTCATCGTCATCGATGTCGGCGTCGAGGGCATTGGCACCCTCCCCGCTCCCCACCAGCGAGCTACCACGCTCATCTGCGTGGCGCTGGGATACGCCTGCATAGACCGGATCTGCGGTACGTGCGTAGAGCTCCAGGGAGGCGGCCTTCAGGAATCCCTTTCCGCCAGCACCCACCACCACCCTGCCCCTCTTCCTCAGCTCGACCACGTAGGACGGCCTGCAGCCGATCAGGGAGGCCAGCTCTTTGCCAGTGATCGTCACGTCATCCTCAGCCATTGTTACCCCCTACTCCATTTCCTTCGAAGATCGTTAAAGCGGAAAAACGCGCGCGCGCGAGCATGTGCGGGCTGTGCGGCGGCGTGTGCGGGATGCGATAGCCGCTGAGCGGCTGTGGCACAGGCCATGTGCGGCGTGTGCGGGATGTGCGGCTACCTGTATACGCACGCGAGACGCATCGTGATAAGGCGGCGTGATGCCTGCCCGCGCCCGCGCCCGCCCATGTAGGCCGAGTCCCGCACGTCCCGCACATCGCTACTGCTGCAAGGGATTCGCTGCCATTCAATGCCCGCACAACTGCCCGCACATCCCGCACACTCCGCACATTGATGGGCATGGTGATCACGCGCGCCCCTTGTAATCGGAGAACATGCGGCGGAATGACACGACCTGGTCTCCCAGCCATGCAGCCTCTGTCTTCCCGTCAGGCACGGTGCAGTTGCCGAGCATCAGGAAGCCGTGAGGCCCGTTCACGCTCTGCTCGATCTGGTAGCGCTTGCGAGCCCGATCGGGATGGGTGATCTGCCGCTTGCGCACCAGCGCGTTGATGAACTTGGGAGAAGGTGCTGGGCGGGGTAAGCCCTCTCGCGCGCACCAAGCCTTGTAGACCTCGTACCACTCCTTCGACAGCGCCGGCATTGGCTTGAGCCCGGGGATGTCGTCGCCGTAAAGCTCGTCCAGGAACCGCTGCGGGCTATCCTGGCTCAGGCCAATCAGCTCCTCTTTCGCCTGGGTCATAGGCGGGTTGGTGCCATTGGTGAAGCCGGTCAGATCCACCTGCAGCAAATAGTGGTGCAGCGCCGCCGTGGCGCCATCGCGGATTTCAGCCAGCACCTCCGTGTAGAACTCTTGACTGAGCTTGTCTGGCGTCCAGATCACCGCGTGGCGCCGGTCATCCTCCTCCAGCACGACAGGCATCGCCTCGTTGGACAGGAACACCAGATTCGCGTGATTGTCTTCCTCGTAGGCCTGAATGTTCTTCGGGTTGATGCGGATGCGGTCACCCGTGATGAGCGCCTTGAGCTTGTTCTTGAGGTGGTACACCTCGGTGCGTGCAACCACCTCATCGGCCAGCAGGAACAGCTTGCGGCTTGCCCAGTCATTGAATTTGTCTTCCAGCGCCGCCTGGTCAAGCACGCGACCGTAGTCACCGTAGAGCTTCATGTACTCATCGAAGAACATGTTCTTGCCGGTGCCCTGCGGACCATGAATGACGATGGTCGATTTCATCTTGGCGCCAGGATGCTGCAGCGGATACGCAAGCCATTTGACCACCCAGTCGTACAGCGCCTTCTGGTTGGCCTCGTTTCCGCACATGTGCCAGAGCAGCTGCAACAGCCGTTCGCAGTTGCCCTCCTGCGGTACGGTCGGCCACCCGGCGAAAAGGTTGCACGTCACCCCGGGTTTCTCGCACGACGGGTCAAAGTCCACTTCCCGGACACGCACGATGGACCGATCCGAGTGCTCCATCCACGCACGATGCAGCTCCTTGCGCACGCAGGCATCACGCATGTCGCCCAAGGCAACCAGCATGTGCTCTTTGTGATCGAACACCGTGCCGCCCTGCCCATAAACAAGCGCGAAGCGCTCAAGCAGCTCGTTCAGCGAGTGGATCGGCGCTAGGCGATCATTCCCCGCGCCCCCATCGCTGGTGATGGAAGCCGCGCGTTTTTCGGCCGGCACTCGCCATGACAGTTCCGTGAGACGGGCTTCCACCTGCGACCGCACGACATGCAGACCCTCTTGTGCGTGCAGATCGTTGAAGTCGCTGACCTTACGGCCGTTCTCGATGAAGCGCTCGCGCCTGGCCGCCTCATCGGCGAAGACCGGGTGCAGCACTGCCCCGCCCACGTCCAGCGCTGCGGCCTCTGCACCGAGCAGGCCGGCATTAGATGCGCCATGCGGCTGCGCGCACGATGGGCAGAACTGCGGATGGTCGGCCAGCACCAGGCGGCTCTTGCAGTGCCGGCACTTCTGCAGCACGTCGTCGTCGGCGCACAGCAGCATCTTGATGCCGCGATAGCGCTTCGTCAGGGCCGATGCGACGGCCAGCATGTTGCCAGCATCGAAAGCCACGGCTACCGGGTAGCCCGTCGCCATGTGCAGCGTGGCCGCAGTGGCATAGCCCTCGGCCACCAGCAAGATCCACTGCGGGCTTCCGCCGATCAGGTGGAAGTGGCCCTTCTTGGCCATGCCTGCCGGCCAGTATTCCTTGGCCGGCTTGCGTCCTGCGGCCGCCAGCTTCGCACTGCGCAGTACCTGCAGGCCATGCACTTGGCCGTTGACGTCCAGTAGCGGGACAAGCGCGGCACCCGTTGTGCCGTAGCGCAGGCCGAAACCCTGCACGCCCTTGCTGACCAGGTAGTCGGCGTCGCCGACTGCGTTGGCCTTGGCCCAGGCCGACGATGCTCGCTCAGCCGCACGCTTCGCTTGGGCCTGCCGGGCGGACTCCGCCTTGCGACGATCCTCGGCGAGGCGGTTGCGCAGCGCTTCGCGCTGTTCATCGGAGAAGGCCTTGTCGCGCTTACGCAGATCAACCTTGGTCGCGCCGTTTTCGTTACCGTGCCAGACGCCGTAGGTACCGACGACCAGCACCTCGCCGGCCGAGGTGTTCAGTTCGTGGAGCGCGTACCAGCCCCGGCGCTCGCGTGAGCCTTCGACGCGGCACCGGACCATGCGTCCGGTGGTGTCCAGTTCGGTGACCAGCAGGCCGGCAGACTGCAGCTGCTGCAGCACATCCCCATAATTCTCAGACATTCAGTAGTTTCCCGAGCCGCTATCTACCCAGGAAGTGCGCGTCCGAATACCCGCGTTCGTCAGGCCCAGGAAGGACCCATCGCTGGTATCGAGAACGCCTCTCGATCCCAGGGCGGATTCAGTAGCGCGGCCAGCACACGGCCTTTCACAAGCCACCCGGGGGGATGGGGCCGCATCAATGCTTGCTTGGTACATCAGGGTTCCCCAAAGGCAGACAGTGCTGCCGGTTGTCTTGTTGCTCTTGTCTCTGGCGTATGCGCTCGCGCTCTGCCATCGCTTCTTCACCAATCAACCCGGGCACTGCATCAGTCAGCGCCAGGGCTGCGAGTTCCATGGCTTGTCGCGCAGATGCGCTGGGTAGGCCACGCCTTCGATGTTTGGATCGATGGGCGTGGTGGGTCGCCACTTCAGTCCTCCATCCCCTGCTGTCCAGCCGCACGGCATGCATTGCGCTCCAGGCGGTAGCAGAGCTTGCGTACCTCACGCGACAGGTCTTGGATTCGATCCGCCTCGGGAACGGTCAGTCGCTGGTCGGCCAAGGCATCGATACCTGCACCAGCCAATGCCCCCGTCAGCTTGTGCAGCTCCAGCAGCTTTGCCTGGATCGCTGCCAGCTCGTCGGACCACCCGGCCTTCGGCGGCGGCGGGACGTAGTCAACCATCAGGCTGTACTGACCTGCGAGCGAGCAAACCCAGTCCGTGGCAATGTCTTGCGTGCCTACGAACAGCAGCAAGTAGTCCGTCAGGATCTCGGCCATCTCCATAGAGACCGACTCACCATCGATGCCCCGGAGCTTCTTCCGCAGCGTCTCCGCCGATATCGACTTGCCTCGGCGCTTGCTGATGTGGGCCGCCGCATCCTGCAGCCCACCAGGGGCGCGGGCCACTGCATTGTGCAGGGCGTCCCGCCAGTACAGGTCGGATCGGAGACAGGTCACGCAGCCCCCTGAAATGCCGAGCATTTCATCGTTTCCTGCCGGGGAACGCTGCCCTCAACATTGCTGCCATGCCAGAGATCATTACGTTCCCTCAGCGCATGCGCTTTCAGGCCATCCGATCCTTTGACGTCCACACGGGGGTGGGCGGCGTTGTTGCGGTCCTGTGGGCGCCCCTGTGCTCCGAGTACAAGAAGAGTAATCATCACCAAGAGCGCCAGAACCACCCCGCTCTTGCGGATCTGCTGCCAGACTCGGAAAAGACGGTACCTTCGGTGTCCGCGCACCCAGCCGTGGCGAGCTATGGAGAAGATTAGCGCTGGGTCACGGGCTGACATTAGCCACCCCCGCCGGTCCGCTGACGCGCTTGAAGTAGCCGACAATGGCACCACCCGCATCACGCTCCCAGCGCACATCCGGTATCAGCTCGTCAGCGGTCACTCTGCCTCCGAGGGTGTCGGCTCGCTTCGCGGCGTCCTGGTTCTCAGCCATCGCCGAGGCGACCGCCCTCTCGATGGCAATCGCCACCTCCTCGGTCACACCGTTCTTTCGCCAGTGATAGACGTAGCCAGTCGCGGGCTTGCCGGTCACGCGCCGCGCCAGCTCACTCTGGGTCCCACAGATCGCGATTGCCCGTTGCAGAGGGGTCATGGAATGTCCGTTCACAAGCATTCTTGCGACAAACTAACGCAATCTTTCTTGCGAATCAACAGTGCAAGATCGTTTGCATGTTGATCGGTGAAATCACACGGGGCCTTATGGAGGCCCACGGGCTTGGCGTGGAGGCTCTCGCAGCCCGTGTCCGCGCTGCTGGTGCTCCCAACGTGAAGTACCAGCATATCCAGCAACTACTGGACACCCCCACCCGTCGCCCCAGGTACATGCTGGAGCTGGCACGCGCATTCGGCATGTCGGTGGAACAGTTCCTAAGCTGGGACAAAAGCGAGCCTCTTAGCGCGCTCTCTTCACCTCGTTCTGCACAGTCTCAACCCGTGCAACTCGACGCCCCTACGCTTGCCGCGTCGTATCAACTTGTCCGCCTGGCCTGCCTCGCTCTTGGGTCATCGTTTGACCCAGAAGACGCGAACGACGCCTCGATTGTCATCTTGGCTCACAACTACCTGGCTGCCCGCCAGGAGAAGGCGGTTACGCCGGACAACGTGGTCGACTTCACCGCACACCTGCGGAAGCGCCAGATTTCAAAGGGGGTTGATCATGAAGGAAGCGGCAGCACTGGAAGCTCTCGCGCTGGCACTCGCTAGCAAGGTTCGGCAGCAGGCTCGGCCGCCCGACGGAAAGTGCCTGCGCCAGTGCCTTACGACTGGACCTAGCGACGCCATCGCCCTGGCATACATTCGGAGGATTCGCCTTCTGCGCGAAGCCTTCCAGCTCAACTGGCTGGTCGACCAGCACCTAATCCTGAGACAACGTCTCAGCGACCTATCCCCGACAGAGCTGCGCACGCTGCTGTGCGAGATGGAAGAAGCGAGGGAAGCGATCATGGAAGGCTTCCCCCTTGAACAAACTGGCCTCATCAAGAACATGGCCGAAGTGCTGCCACGCCCTTAGTTGGCGGTATCACGGCCTACGCTCACCACGCTCGCGAATGAATTCCTCCAGCGTCTGCGGCTCGCCGTCATCTCTGGACGTGGCAACACTTGCCACGTCCCTTGGCTCTATGCCCTGATCCCGAAGCCCTTGCTTTGCGAGCATGCGGTTCGTTTTGCGCTGCTCCTCGATCAGGACTCGCAATAGGGGCTTGATACCAAAAACCGCCAAGGGCATGAGCAGCCCCAGCACTGCCAATGCAAACACGGCAAGCGCCACAAGCCAAACACCCAACGCACCCATCGTGCTGAAGAACACGTCCATAGGCCCCCTCCTCCCTTGAAGGGCCGGAGATTAACACCCATCAGCCTATTCAGCCGGGTGCCATGCCCGACCAAACGCACGTCCTGAGCACTGCATCGCTCCTGGCGCAAGTTTTCTTGTTGACTTGCACGCAAGTTTGTTTGTAGAGTCCGCCCTGCCAGCTCTCCAGCTGGCGGGCGACCGGCGGGTCGCCACCCTGCCGGCCCCTCCCCTGACCGGCAGCAGCCGCCCCCTCGGCACCTGACCCGCCGGCGCCCTCCTTCGAACAGGAGCGCGCCATGTCCCATCGCTACGCCGATCCAAGCCCCTGCCTGCTGCCGCTGTTGGCCGTGAAGGCCCTGCGGGCCGTGGCAGCACGCGATCACAGCACCGCCCGAACCCTCTGGGTCCGCAGCAAGGGCGAACACAACCGCAACCAGCTGCGCCGCTCCCGGCGCATGGGCGTCGCCAGCCTCCGCCTGGAGGCCTGCTCACGGGACCTGTCGGCCGAGGTGCGGGCATGAGCGCACGAACTGCAGGCGCGATCTGGCGCCGTCTCGACCGCTTGGCGTTCAGCCAGCTCTGCGCAGAGGCCGCACGTTTGGCTGTCGAGAATGAGCGGCTTCGGGAACAGCTGTGGCGAGCAGAGGACGCCGCTCAATTCTGGCAAGAGGACGCTCTCGACCTGCAGCAGGCTCTGTGCGAGGCAACGGGCGGGCGTCCTGGAATCACCAGTGACGGCACCCTTGTCGTTGTGCAGGCAGGTGTCGCATGAGCCGGCGTCTCCGCCTCGCTTGGGCCGCCGTCGCACTGGTGGCCGCAGTTGTCGTGCCGCTGCGCATCGCCGAGATCCACCAGGCGCACACAGACCGTGATGCGGCCAAGGCACGCTGGGCGATCAGCACCTCGGTGAGGGGCTGACCATGCGCCAGACCTCTCGCCCGCTCCCCGATTCCGTGCCGCTGTGTGGTCCCGGCCATCGACCTCACGTCGTGGTGACCGAGGGCGCCCCTACCGGCCATCGCCTGGGCGCCCCCTGCCCGCCGCTGCTGCACATCGAATGCCATAGGTGTGGCCTCGCCACCCGCCCGGTACCGATGGAAAAAGCCGCGCTGGCAGAGCTGCGCTGGACGGAAGCAAGCCTGGCACACCTGCGCATCCCGATCTCTCTGCTCGCCCGCAATCGCGGCGAGGTCCTTGCCGAGATCGCTGCCGACTCCCCTTCCACGCCCATCGCTGCCTGACCAGGAGAACAAGCCATGTCCGCTCCACTCAAGCCGAAGGAAAAAGCCGCGTTGCTCGCAGCGCATGGCGCTTCGGATCACTCCCTCCACCGCACTGCCAAGGGGTTTGCACCCCGCAACCGCCCCGAGAAGCTGTTCACGCGTCGCGTCATGAACTGGTTGGATGAGCGCGTACTGATCAGGTACGACGACCCGCAGCTGCCGCGCATGGCGACCTTGACCGCCATCGGCATCGCCGCCGCCGAGGCCGAGATCGCCAAGGCCCGTGACCTGGCGCTGTCGGCATGAGCGCGCAGCCAACGCTGCCCGTCGAGCAGCAGTTCGCCACCGGCCACCAGGGCGAGTCGCTGGTGCTGATGGTGTGCCAAGGCTGGCTATGGGCCGGCCTCTACACCGCCGCCCCGCGCGAGTCGCTTCTGAAGGTCGCCGCCAGCGCCAGCCGGAGCGTGGGGGTATCGCACCACTCGCTCACCCTCGGCGGCGTCTCGTTTTCCCTCAACCGACTTGCCGCCCAGGCCGCGCACCGCTGGCTCGACCGCCAAGGCGTGCGTGTTCGTTCGATCTCCCCCAACAACCGCGCTACGCGCCGCACGCGAGGAATCGCCGCATGAACCGTTCTGTTGTCATCTACGGGCCGCAACGCTGCGGCAAGACCTCCAACGCACAGGAACTGCGCGCGCACTTTGGCCTGCGTGAGGTACTGGACGACTGGGACGGCCACACCGCGTATCCCCTGGAGGACACGCTCGTCCTGACCAACAATCCGGATGCCGTTGCTCACAACTCATCGCGTGTCCTGCACCACGGCTGGGCAATGCGCGAACTGCTCGCGGAGGCCCGCGCATGAGCGCCCGCCCGCAACAGATCGGCCGAGCCGCCGAAGTGCGCAAGATCCTGTCCATGTTCCCGCAAGGCGCAACGGTCGAACAGATCAAGACCGCTGGCCGCATCAACAGCACCCACCAGGCTATCGGCTACACGCTGAAGGGGTTGGCACGCAGCGGCCAAGCCATCTGCCACCGCTCCGGCGTGCGCGGGATCTGGCGCCTATCCAGCCACACACAACATGCGATCGCACCGTTGCGTGCGGCACCGGTGCGTGAGCGGACCTGCGTGGTAGGTCCGCTCACCGGCGTCAGTGACGCGGCGACCACGATTCGACACAGGGAACTCGACCGGCAGCAGTTGGCCGACGACCTGAACGCCTTCCTCGCAGCGGGCGGGCAAGTCGAAGTGCTGGGGCACACCCCGCTCCGCCCGCTGATGAGCCGTCTCGCGGCCAACCACGGTAGCTATGCAGAGCGCATGGCAACCCACGACATCGACTGAGGCTTCCATGAGCAGCGAATCACACGCAGCGACCGTCACCGAACCCGGCAGGCCCGGCAGTACCTATTCCGATGGCCCGGTCTGGCACGCCTTCGGCCTCAGTCGCGCCGCCTACTTGGTGGTGCCGCGCCGGACCCTGCAGTCCATGCCCATTGACTGGCAGGAGCGCTTCGTCGCGCTGATCAAGGAGGCGCGCGAGGCATTGCCTGATGAGGCATTTCCCCAGTACCAGGCGGTGCGGCTCAGAGACGGGAAGTACGCCGCTGATCCCAACGGCCGGTACCGACACCTGCCGCCGTTTCCTCGTCGCCCGTCCGGGGACACCCACGCCGCATGCAAAGCGCCGCTCGCTGGCGCCTTTGTGAACACTTTCACCCTATTCGATCAGGCCCGCCAATGACCGCGAACCTCACGCTTCTTCCCACGAACTGCCCCGTTCTGCGCGACGCATTCGAAACGATCAGTGCGATCGCTGTCGAGGCTGTATGGCTGCCCAATCAGGCGAAGGCCATCACCCTCGGCCAGGCCCAGACCGCGCTGCGGGATCTGCACCATCGCCTGCCGCGCTTGCAAGATCTGCGCGTGTTCGACGCCGCCGTCACCGCCTATCGCGCAACCCTGCGCAGCAGCATGCAAGACGGGGACACGCCGCTCTGCGATACCACCCGCGCCCGGCTGGCGCAGGCGGATGAACTGCTTGAATTGGTCAGGAATCAGGCTCGCACTGTGGTCGACCCAGCGGACCCTTGGCGTGGCATGTACCACCCGAGTCGCCTCCCAGCGCGCAACGCCGACGGCGAGATTCTGTGCCATCCGGACGTGCCAATGTGGGCTGACGGTCGCGAGGTATCGCTGCGGCCGCTGTTCCTCGCACAGGGCTTCGACCTGGTCGTGGTCGAGGGCGAATTTTCCGAAGAGGGCATCGGATCGGGCGTTTACAGCGCCGCACAGGAACTGCACGACTGGAACCCGGAGGCACCTGGAGAGGACTGGCGTCTGGCGTGGCTAGGCGAGACGGAAGACGGTCTCGCTGCGTGGTTCGTGCGGCCCCTGGCCATCGCTGCCATGCACGCGCGGAATGGCGCAGCTGCCCATCCGGACGCAGCCTGATGGACCCAACGCTGAGCGAGCGGCACCACCGATACCGGGTCAAGGCCGGCAGAGCAAAGGCCGCGCTTTACGCCCGCGTGGTCGAGAACAAGTGCTACACGATGCGCCAGATCGCTGACGAACTGGGCGTGTCGTTGACCACAGCAGACACGCGGGTGAAGCGTGGTCCATATCCCCTCACCTGGGAATCGCTGCGCCTGGCGCGCCTTCCTGAAGGCGCTGTATCGAGCCTACGTGCGCCTGCTGGAGTCTGGCCGGGATCGAATCAGGGATCTTGGCGGCACCTGCGATCCGGTCGATGTAATGGAAGCCAACGACGAAGACCTGCAGGCTGCGCGGCGCGTCATCGACAGCCAGGCGGTGGGCAAATGAGCCGGCCCATCATCCGCTGCGGCCTCGTTCAACAGGGCAGGTCGAACCTGAAGTACCACGCGATCCGTGCAGACGGTACTGCCGCGTGCAGCAGCTACATCCCTGTTGTCCACCAGCCGCTCGCCGCAGCGTCTATTCCTCCTGCTGATAGGTGCAATGCGCCAGCCTGCCGAAAGCTCTTCGGCGCCGCAGACAAGGATCGCGCGGAGGAATCGGCCCATGGCTGACCAGCTGCTCACCTCAGCACCAGTTGACTCCCATCAACTCGCAGAGCAGCGATTCCGTTTTCTCACGCGCATCTTCGCGGGAGTTCACAGGAATGTCCAAGCCTATCTGGCTTGGACCGTAGACCACATGGAACGCCGCAAGCACGCCTTGGCCGGGTCGATCCAAGGCAACGCGAACGGTTACATCGCGCCCTCTGATCTTGAAGCTCCAATCCTCAAACCAACGCGTGTCTCCGGCCATGCATCGATCCCTAAACCGCAATTCCCCCTCCTGAGCATACACAAGGCACCAACTATGCCCAAGGTTGTCAGCAATGGCTGACCAGCTGCTCACCGCTGCACCAAGGAAAGGCACAGGCGTCATCGATCAAGATCTGGCGTTCAAGATCGCCGACGGCATCATTTCGCGGAGGCTGGTCAAGGGATGGTCGCGTCAAGCCATCCTATCCAGCATCGAGGGAGGTCCCTCGCCATGCGGGCGTGCGTTCTACCTGATGCGCGGCGGCGTCATCGTCGTCGCCCTCTTCCCGATGACGCAGCTGAGCGATATGAACGGTCGCGGCTACTGGTACTCAATCCGCGACGTGTTCCCGCCCCTTCCACATCGCACCCATGCAGGCAGTGAAGAGCTGCAGCCGTTCCAGGTCGGTGACAAGGTCTGGGCTTGGTACAAGAACGAGCCCAGGGCTGATTATGGCCAACCCGATCAGCCGGGCGACGACACACGCTGGAGTCGCTGCTTTCCCCTGTTCACCGTCAAGAGCGTGACCGGTCCACACCTCGAACCGGCAAAGTTCGCCGGTAGATCGCACTACCAGGTGCAGCTCAGGTATCGCGAAGGGCCGCCCGCCACTCACTACGACGCGGGCTACCACGACGTTTGCCCGATCAAGGGGCGTCCCTGGCAGATGCGCGGCGACGGCGATTACCTGCAGTTGGTGCGCCGCGCACCGCCTGCGGTAAAGCCACGCCGCGTTCGGGCAGCACTGGCATCCACTCCCACCCCGCCGCCGGCATTCCCGGCCCAACTGGGCTTGTTCGCATGAACCTCTCACCGTCTATTGGACTCGGCGCGCGGGACTTCTCAGCCGATGCGTCGATGCCGCCAGTAGTTAAGGCCCGCAGGGTCAAGCACGACCTCGCAGGCTACGGCTACATGCGGTCGATCATGCTTTTCATGAAGTGGGCGCACGAGCAGGAGAAGTTCCCTACAGCCGAAGAGGTGATCGCGCGGTTTAGCGTGAGCCGGGCGACGGCTTATCGGCTCACGAGCGCGCTCGCCGATACCTACGGCATCGACCCTGCTGTACGGCACAAGGAGCGCCGATGAATCATCAGTATCAGCGTCGCGAGCCCCGTCGTATGAAGCAAGCCAATGAAGGCCAGGTTGCGAGCTTGGACGACACACTAGGCCTTGAAGGTGCAGCTCGCATGATGCGCTTGGGCCTCGAAGCCATGAAGGAACTCGTGGACAAGGGTGAAGTGCCTGCCGTGCGCTTGAATCAGAAGCACACGGTCATGCTGCGTGAGGATCTGATCGACTTCCTGCGTTCGGAAGGGCGCAGGCAAGCTGCTGAGCGCAAGAAGTCGGCCATCGGGACCCGGCTTGCAGCCAACACGCCCGAATCAGTTCCGACCAGACGTGCAAGCAAGTCCCGTCGCACAAAGATCCCCGACCTCCGCGCTTACGAGCAGGCCGATCACCAAAGCTGATCGGCCAAATCGGAAGCACGCAAGTTGGCGTATCGCTTCAGCTGGCGCGGATCGCGATGCCCGGTGATGCTCGCGATCTTGATGTCTGTCAGCGTGGTCTTTTCGTACAGCCGGCTCGTCGCTTCGTGACGTAGATCGTGGAAGCCCAGATCCGCGCATCCGGCCGCAACGAAGATGCGCTCGAACTGGCGCGACAGCTTGCTCGATACACGCCGCAGGGCGAGCGGAGTACGCTCACCCGCCCAGAATGGGAATAGCCGGCCTTCGTAATCACCCTCATACGCGGCAAGTTTCGCCAGCAGTACCGAAGTCATGGGTACCTGACGCTTGCTCCCGTTCTTTGTCTTGTCCAAGAAGATCGTGCGCCGCGACACATCGAGCTGGCTGCGTTCTAGCGTGTAGATCTCCCGCATGCGCATGGCGGTTTCCAGCGCCATGTCGAACATCAGTATCAACGCCTCCCGCTGTGGCAGGTCGAGCGGCCGCTGCCGCCCCGGTGGCTTGGCGCCGGCCAGGATCTCGCGGATGCGTTCTTCCTCACCAGGTTCCAGACGGCGATCGCGCTCCTGGTCAGCTTTCGCCTCCCCATCTATGCGCTTAACGGCGATCTTGTCATCAGCTGTGTACGTCGAATAACCCCGAGGCAGGAGCCGCAGTGGATTCATTGGCAGTGCGCCATGGGCAGCCAGCCAATCCAAGGCACGCGAGAGTGCCCCCACGTAGTGTCGGATCGTTGAAGGCGCAAGGTTCTGCTCGCGCTTCATGGTGGTGACCCACTCTGTCGCCCAAGTGAAGGTCAGCTGCGGCAAGGTGATGCCGATAGGCAACCGCGAGAGCAGGACCGGCAACAGCTGCTCGTCATCGACAGATATGTGCTGCGCGCTCCGATACTCCGTCACCTGGCTGCGCAGGTCCTTCGCCGCCGCCTTGGTGTTTGCCAGCTCCTCCGGCACCACCCCACGGTCGAGCAATGCCTCCAGGCGACGCACATACTCGTCGCCTTCCGCCTCCGAGGCAAAGCTCAGGTAGACCGGCTGGGGCAGCAGCCCCGCCCGCTTGATCGTGTACTGCCAGGAGTCGCCCCGGCGCCGCTTGGTCGCCATCCCTTCTCAAACTCACGTAAACGCACTCGGCACATGTTAACGCGAGTCTGCCACCCAAAAACGGGTGGCAGACCGATGATTTTGGGGGCGAATCAGGGGATTTCGACCTCGGGCGTCAGACGCCAGGCAAAGAAAAAGCCCTGATAAATCAGGGCTTTATTTGGAGGCCTCAAGCGGAATCGAACCGCTGTAAACGGATTTGCAATCCGGTGCATAGCCACTCTGCCATGAGGCCAACGTACTGCGCGCCAGGAACGGAACCCTGACAAGACAAAACCCCATGATGGGGCCTGTCGGAACATGGAGCGGGAAACGAGACTCGAACTCGCGACCTCAACCTTGGCAAGGTTG